GCGGAAACGTTCAGTTTCAAACTTAGCAGCCTTGGCACGTTTACGAGCTTTAGCTTGTGGGCTATTAGGAACAAAACGTTTTAAAGACTCGCCAAGTAGGCTTGAATTGTATGCAATGTTGTCCATCGCTGGTGCTGCATTACGTACCAAATCCATTGACTCAAGCGCCATTGATGCGCGAGCAAATGGGTCAAGCATTGAGTTCTTTGGAATGTATGCAAGACGTAGCAAGTTAAGGTTTGAGAAAACCATGTTAGCCAAATCAAGGAACTCGCCAGTATTCATGGCAACCTTTGATGCTCTTGCAAGGTTAACTTGACCTTGCGTTACTTTGGTTCCCTTACCTGCAGTACGGCGAGCGTTCATAATTACTTCTATTTCAAGTCTACGGAAATCAAGCATCGGAATGATGCTTGCTTCGTTAGAGTTAGAAATAAAATTCTGTACGTTAATTGAACCATCTACATCTGGTATGATGCCGTTCTTGACTGCATACTCTTTAAGAGATGAACGTGATTCGCTAGCTTTTGTACGCCACTGCTTGATAAGGTCAAGCGCATCAGATGATGTGCGGATACCTTGAAGGTCTGTTACGCCATATTCTTTTGCTAACTTGGTCAAAACAATTTCTTCAATTTGACCTAAAGCGATTGCACGTTGTGTGTCATCCTGTGCGTTAAGAAACTTTGCAACCATCTTGCGTTTAAATTCAGCACCTTTGGCTCCGCCTAAAAATTGAAGACGGTTAAGGTCTGATAATAAATCAGCAGACGCTTCAAACTTGCGTGGGTTAGAAATGTTAATATGACCCTGTGGGCGACCTGAGCCAGTCCATGCAATTGTACGGATTACGCGGTCGTATGTGTTTGACTGGTAGACAGTTGTTTTCCAACCACCAGTACCATCTTCGCCAAACATCTTAAGGTCACCGTATTGCGCCTGCTGTGTAATTCTTTTCTTAGCAAGGCTAAGTGATTCAATTGCAGCAAATCGTCCTGGACGATAGCTTTCAATTCCGCCACCTTGTGGAACGTTATTAGCAAACTCTTCTAACGCTCTGGCAAACTTAGGGTCTTTTGCCTTCTTTGCATCAAGAATGCGCTGCATTCTTTCAGTCATCTTTGGCGTTAGAAATTCTTTATTGACATCTGCCCAATCAGAAATTGGTGAGTACTTGTCAATGCCGTAGTCATCTAGGTGGTCTGCCTCTAATGGCTTTCTATCAAAGAAGCGACCAAATGCTGCAACATCTCCGCGTTCTGCTAGCAGATAATCTGCTACATCGCGGTGGTTATCTAACCTAGACAAGATTGTAGCGGTACGGTATGGGTTAGCAGTTTCGTTAACCAACGGATTAGCAGTAAGTTTAGTAATATCTTTTTGGTTTACTACATCATCTACAAGTACAGAAAGACCGCTTTGGCTACGTTGAGCAGATGGCAATGCAGCTTCTGCAACAATTGTTTCAATTTCGTTGCGGAACTGGTTCATGTCATCTGGCGTAGAAATACGTTTTGGTCCTACAGCTTTGCGACCTGCTGCACGAACGGTAGCGCCAGCACCTTTGGTGCCAAGAGCTGCCAATACTAAATCGGTAGAACCAGATGCAATAATGCCAGTCCATTCATCTCTGAATGCCTTGTCACGTTGCTTATCGTTAAAGATATCGAAGTCTTCGTCTAGGAACGTAGCGTTTGTTGTGCCACCTAATACTGGTGATGCGATTTTTCCTACGCCACCAGCAAGTGCCTGACCCATAGAAATCTTTTCGGATTGCTTCTTAGCATAACGAAAAGATTCGCTGACTCCGCCTTTGCCAGCAGCCATAGCTTGTGGCGTAAGTAACGCAGTGGATACACCTTGAGTAAGCGGTTGAACAACACGTGTACCAAATGTTTCTAGTACGCGCATTGCTGGGTTGATTACAGCACCCAATAAAGGTTTTTTAGAACCTGACTCAATTGCACCCATAACTTTTGGCACAATTGCTTCTTCGACTTTTCCTACTTTGGTATTGTCTACCTTCTTTTTAAAATCGTCTACCTTAGAAGTTTTGGCTGGAGAAGGCTGCTTTCCATATTGTGGGTCATTCCACCATTCCGTCTGTGACACCTGGTGCAGCCTCCTTCTTTATAGTTAACTCTTCCAATAAAGCAAGTCGGTCATCATCGTTTGGGAATTCCATCTTTGCTATATCCCAAGCTAATGGAGCCATATCAAAGCCAAGGTACTCAAGGTTCTCTTCGAACTTCTTGAGTGCTTTCATTCGGTCTGGCTCCTTAGATATCTAACAAATGCTTTCATTGTCCCGCTTGATTCTGCAGAATCTGCATAACGAACCATCAACGGCATGTACTTTGCAATCTTGCTGAGGTCATCTAGTTGTGTATCAACTGGTGACTTCATATTAAGAATGCTGCTACCTGGACCTGGACCAGCATCGACACCTGCAGTAACAGGTTCATCTGGTCTACGAGTCGGTGCTGTCAGCGGAATTGCTTCCATCATTGGGTTAGGTGACTTTGCCATTGGTGCGCCTGCTTGTTCTGCCTGGAATTGCTTTTGCTCACCATAAGCAGCGTTAGGTAGTCTCTTAGCTCCTTGCATATCTGTTCGCTTAGCGAACTTGCCAGGACCTGAAGGTTGCATCATTGACATTGTTTACCTATTTCTTTTTAACGTTAACCTTTGTACCAGACCAAATTACTGCACCCTTTTTGTACTTAGGATTGCTCATAAGTTGTGGGTTTAGTTTGCGGACTTCGGCTAATGAAAGACCTGAGTTCTTAGCAATACCTGACAAGGTATCGCCCTTTTTAACTACGTACTTAGTGGTTGAACCACCTGCGCCTACGTTTGGCTTTGTTGATGCAGCTGAAGCTGAAGGACGTGTCTTAGAACCAGACTTATATGCTTTTGTTCCTGGTACTAGGCTTTCTCCACCTGGACCGTAACGTAGCGCCTTGTTCTGTTTTGTTCGCTTTGCTTCTTGCTTCTTAATCTTTGCATTAAGTTCGTCCATACGTTGACGACGTGTCTTGCCAACAAGACCCATAGTTGCAAGATTAGCAAGGCTACTTGCTTGAGTAGCTGCACCTTCTTTAGCAGACATTGGCTTATCGCCAAGCTTTGCCTTAAGACGGTTAATTTCTTTGAGGTCTTTAACTGTAGAACCTTTAGCGATTGAGCCAACTTCAATTCCAAGTCCCACAAGTGGGAACTTCTTAGCTATAAACTTAGTAGCACGAACTGTACGCGAGCCCTTCTTAGCAACTTTTGCCTTACCTTCTGGCTTAGCTGTTGCCTTAGCTTTTTCTGCTTGAGGAGTTTGTGTCTTTCCCTTAGCTGAATTAGCAAGTGCTTTGTTCTTTGCAGCAACACGCGCTTTAGCTTCTTCAAGACCTTTAGCTTCGTTTCTCTTTAGGTCTGCAAGCGTTGGGCGCTTTGGTGCTGTTGGGTCCACTAAATCTTTCTTAGCTGCATAAGGTAGATTACGAACTGCACGAGCGTTAGATACAACCTTTTGCTTTGCTGTTAAAGGCTTTTTGTCTACTTCGTTTGCAACTGAAGGTTTTGCACCTGGCTTGTTTGCGTTCCAGTTTTTGCGTTCCTCTGGAGTCATCTTTGCCCATGCTGCCTTGTTGGCAGCAGACTTTGATAGCTTTGGTGTAGACTTGGTTGAATCAGTTACTGCCTTTGATACTTCGCCCATAGTCTTAGCAGGCTTTACTGCAGCTTTTTTAGCAGCAGCTTTCTTAGCAGTCTTCTTTGGAGCTGCCTTCTTTACCGCTGGCTTTTTAGGCGCTTCTGCTTCTGCAGGAGTTGCTTTCTTTCCGCCGTATTCGCCAAACTCTTCACGCATTGACTCGCGGAACTTTTCAAGTTCTGCTCCACGACGACGCTTATACTCTGACTTGCTAAGGCGGTAGTCTTTGCCAAGGTCTGCTTTAGCAGAATCAGTAACTTCCTTAGCAACAATTCTATCTTCGGCGCTAATCTTTAACTTAGGGTCACGTTTTGCTGCTTGCTTCTTACCAGGAAATGCTGCCTTGGCAGCAGGTTTGGCAGCCTGTTTTGCCTGCCGATATTTTCTTGTCGTTGCCTTCTTGGCTGCCATGATTATCCTTACTTAAGCTTTTGGTTGTTGCCCTTAATTGTCTTTGGTGCCTTTGGTACGTCAATTTGACCTAGACCTACACCCTTGCCCGCTGGCTTCTTGCCCATAATTGCGCCTGAAGTTGGAGCCTTTGCCATCTTTCCTTGCTTTCCGAACATTTATTTCTCCTTGTTTATGCTGGTATTTGACGAGTTACTCTTGCAGCGAGATTAGGGTTTCCACCGCCAGTTAAACCTGCAAGAAGTTCTTGCATTGCTGGACGTTGTTGCTGGAATTCTGGCGCACCTGCGCCACCCATACCCTCTTCAGGACCTGCTCCCATTGGAGGAGCTCCTGCTGCTTGTGTTGGTGCTGGTTCTGGCTTGAACGCTTTAGCAACCGCGTCTTCTAGCGGTGTACCTTTCTTACGTTCATCAATAACTGCAGCCATTCTTTCAACAATCTTCATTGGGTCTTGACCTTGCATTACCATTTGTGGAATTGCTTGAGCCATTGACGCAACTGACGCCTTAAGGGAGTCACGCATCTCTTCAATGTCGATTGCTCGCTCTTCTTCTCCAGCATTGAGCGAAATCGGTAGATTGCGACGAAGCATTCCGCGAGAAATTAGCTTGTCACCACGAGCTTGTAGACCCCATACAAGCGCTCTGTTAGGGTCTAGACCTGCCATTAGACCGTATTCGACTGTAACTCCGTAGTTACCGTTGATATCGGCTGATGGCTTGTACTTTAACTTGTAAGGAACACCGTTTGCCGTAGCAGATACTTCACGTGTTACATCTGCAAAGTATGCTTCAT